ATTATTATACCACTTAAGAAGAAGGGGTTATAGAGGTTACTCAATGAATAGACCAGACAAACTGTGGAACAAATTATCTGTAACAGAAAAGGAAATAGGTGGAATACCTAATTCAAGTGAAGACATTAAACAAGCTCACGCAGCGGCTATTGAAATGTATATTCAAAGCCATGTAGGACATTTAGGAGACGGAGTTTATGGTAATATATATTTCAACGAGACATTAAATGATTGGAGTAGATTCGATATAAACAAAAGAACTAAGTTTGATGCAACAATAAGTTCTGGATTAGCTATAATGGCATGTAATAGGCACTTGTACAATCCAAACGCTAAGGTTGAAAAACCAAAGTTAAATATAAACATTGCGAAGTATACAAATACTGGAAGCACATCTAAATTAATAAAATAAATATGGCAGAGTCTGTACATAATAATTTTCCTAGTCAAGTTGTAAGTGACGCTGAAAAGCTTAGTTATGATTATGGTTTAAAGATAGCTAAAGCTATAGAAAGCGAATGGTTTAATACTGAAAATAACCAACAGAGATATATTAACAATAAGAATAATTTTCATGAATTAAGATTATATGCTAGAGGAGAACAATCAGTTCAAAAATATAAAGACGAGTTATCTATTAATGGTGATTTGTCTTATCTTAATTTAGATTGGAACCCAGTTCCAATTATACCTAAATTTGTAGATATAGTTGTTAATGGAATCTCAGAAAGAACATATGATATAAAAGCTTACGCGCAAGATCCATATAGCGTAGCAGAAAGATCAATGTACATGGAGTCTGTTATGAGGGACATGGAAACCACGGAGTTTAATGACTTTGTAGCGGAATCGTTTGGGTTAGATATATACGAAAACAAGAAGGGAGATTTACCTGACTCTAAAGAAGAATTAGCTATTCATATGCAATTAACGTATAAGCAAGCTGTAGAGATAGCGGAAGAACAAGCGTTAAATGTAGTTTTAGAGAAAAACAGATATGAACTCACTCGTAAAAGATTTTGTTACGACCTTACAGTCTTGGGAATAGGAGCGGTTAAAACCAACTTCAACACATCAGATAGTATAACTGTAGATTACGTTGATCCAGCGAACCTAGTTTATTCCCACACTGACTCACCATACTTTGATGATATTTACTATGTTGGAGAGATAAAGGAGATACCAATAAATGAATTAGCTAAACAATTTCCACATCTCACACACGAAGATTTAGAAGAGATAGTAAAATCTCCAAATCAAAATCGCAATAATCCTTATGGGAATGGTAGAAGAGATCTTGACAAAAACAAAGTTCAAGTATTGTATTTTGATTATAAAACGTACATGAACGAGGTTTATAAAGTCAAAGAAGTTTCTACTGGAGCGAACAAAGCTATAGAAAAAGATGATACTTTTAATCCTCCAGAAGAAAAAGAAGGAACTTACACTAAAATGTCTAGACAAATAGAGTGTTTATATGAAGGAGCTAAAATAATAGGAACTAATAAACTACTTAAGTGGGAGATGTCTAAGAACATGATGCGTTCTAAGAGTGATCATTCTAAGGTTAGAATGAATTATTCTATAGTAGCACCTAGGATGTACGAAGGAAGAATAGAATCTTTAGTAAAACGTATTACAGGTTTTGCAGACATGATACAATTAACACATCTTAAAATACAGCAAATAATGTCGCGTATGGTTCCTGATGGTGTTTATTTAGATGCTGATGGACTTGCTGAAATAGATCTAGGTAATGGAACTAATTACAATCCACAAGAAGCATTAAATATGTTCTTCCAAACTGGTAGTGTTATTGGTAGATCTTTCACCCAAGATGGTGATATGAATCCAGGTAAAGTACCTATACAAGAAATAACAAGTGGAGTTGGTGGTCAAAAAATACAAGCGCTTATAGGTAATTATAACTATTATCTACAAATGATTAGAGATGTAACAGGGTTAAATGAGGCTAGAGACGGTAGTATGCCAGATAAGAATGCTTTGGTTGGAGTTCAGAAATTAGCTGCGGCTAATTCTAACACAGCGACTAGACATATTTTACAATCTGGATTATTTTTAACAGCTTCTGTAGCAGAATGTCTTTCTCTTAGGATTTCAGATGTTTTAGAATATTCTCCAACAAGAGATTCGTTCGCACAATCTATTGGCGCACATAATGTTGGTACACTTACTGATTTAGCGGAGTTACATATTCATGATTTTGGTATATTCATAGAGTTGTCACCTGATGAAGAAGAAAAAGCTTTACTTGAAAACAATATTCAAGTCGCTTTAGCACAGCAAAGTATAGAAATAGAAGATGCTATAGATGTTAGAGAAATTAAAAATATCAAACTAGCCAATCAAGTGTTAAAGATACGAAGACAAAAGAAACAAGTAAAAGACCAACAAATAGCAGAAAGAAATATACAAGCACAGGCAGAGGCCAACATGCAAACGCAGCAGGCGTCTGCTCAACTAGAAGTTCAAAAAGAACAAGCCAAATCTCAATCTCAAGCTATGTTAGAACAAATGAAGGGAAGTATGGATGCGCAAAAAATGCTTCAAGAGTCTGAGATTAAAAAGCAAATAATGGAGTTGCAATTCCAATACGATATGCAGTTGAAACAACTGGAAATGCAGGTAACCCAAACTAAAGAAGCAACAAAGGAAGATAGAAAAGATAAAAGAACAAAAATACAAGCTTCTCAACAATCGCAAATGATTGATCAAAGAAACAACGATAGACCACCAAAAGATTTTGAAAAAGAAGGTCAAGGAGGATTAAATGTAGATCAGTTTAATCCTATGATGTAGAAACAAATTATTAATTATTATTATATTATATTATGGCAAAAAAGAAAAAAGAAGAAGTGACCGAAAAGGTTGCTAAAGAAAAAGTAGACAACGTAACTAAAGTTAATTTAAAGAAAACTGAAGAAGATAATGTTGTTAAAGTGGATTTAAACAATCCTCCAAAACCAAAAGAAGATGAAAAAACTACAGAGAACGCTACTAACGACAGCGGAGTGGTTGAACTCGTTGAAGACACCGCTACCCCACAAGAACAAAAAGAAGTACAGTCGGAAGTTGAAACACAAGAAACTCCAGTCGTAGAAGAGATAACAGAAGAAGTTGAAGAACTAGTTACACAAGCAGAAGAAGCTATAACTGAGTCTATAGAAACAGGTAAGGAGCTTCCTGAAAATATTCAGAAGTTAATGGATTTTATGGAAGAAACTGGTGGAGATTTAAATGATTATGTTAAATTAAATCAAGATTATTCTAATTTAGAAAATACGGATTTACTTAGAGAGTACTACAACCAAACTAAACCTCATTTAAATGCTGAGGAAGTTGACTTCTTAATGGAAGATCAATTTGCTTATGACGAAGAGATGGATGGGGAGATAGATATAAAAAGAAAAAAATTAGCTTTGAAGGAGCAGGTTGCTCAAGCAAGGCAACACTTGGACAGTGCAAAGACCAAATATTACGAAGATATTAAAAGTGGATCGAAGCTCACTGATGAGCAACAGAAAGCTGTTAACTTCTTCAACAGATACAACACGGAATCAAAAGAAGTAGAAAAAGCAACAAAGCATTCTCAATCGGTTTTTACACAAAAAACAAACGAGGTTTTTAATGATAAGTTCAAAGGTTTTGAATACAACATTGGAGACAAAAGATTTAGGTTTAATGTAAGCGATGCAGATAGCGTAAAGCAAACCCAAAGTGATATAACGAATTTTACCAAAAAGTTTTTGGATCAAAACTCAACACTCAAAGACGCTAAAGGTTATCACAAATCAATGTTTACAGCTATGAATCCAGACGCGGTTGCAAGTCACTTTTACGAACAAGGTAAGGCAGATGCTTTAAAAGACAGTATTGCCAAGTCTAAAAATATCGACATGAATCCAAGACAATCTCACGGGGTAGTCGAAGCTGGAGGAATGAAGGTTAAAGTTCTAGGTGATAATTCTAGAGATTTCAAATTTAAAATTAACAAAAAATAACAATTTAAAAATTACAAAATTATGGCAATATCAAATCCAGGAGGTAATTTGAATAGTGTTCCTGCTCCAATGCAAGCAACATTACATACAAATTATCTAGATTTAGCGGGAACAGCCGATGAAGGTTGGGCCCAACAATATTTACCAGATCTAATGGAAAAAGAAGCTGAAGTATTTGGTCCTAGGACTATATCAGGTTTCTTATCACAAGTTGGAGCTGAAGAGAGCATGACAGCTGATCAAGTTGTATGGTCTGAACAAGGTAGGTTACACCTTGCGTATAAAGGTAACATATCCGCTCACTCAGGTGGTACATCTTCGTCGGGTGAAATTACGATTGAAGACGACATCGACGGTAACGTTGGTGCAGGCGCTTTCGTAGCTAACGATCACGGTATTAGAGTTAACGATATAATAATCGTTTCTTCTAGCGCTGGTACAGCTAAATGTATCGTTAGAAAAGTTGAAGCATCAGGTGGTGTTATTGACGTTGCTCCTTATGGACTAGCTAATTTATCAACAATTGATAATACAACTTCAAAAGCTGTTACAATATTAGTTATTGGTTCTGAATACGGAAAAGGTAAATCTTATACTAACGCAACTACTGAAGCTACCGCATCTGATTCAAGAGGTTCTAACGA